GTATCAATGACTAAGAAAGGAACAATGGCACGAACTCTTTACGTTAGAGTAACGGAAAATGGAAAACGGAAATACGTCAAAGTAGGTTGGATATTCAAAGATGGCACTGTGGGATTATACAAAGGCATGCCTTTTCCTGGGTGGTGGGAAGAATGAAGAAGTTTGAAGGATGGAGAACGGCAGAGTTACAATACGTCGCGACGATGATTGCAACTAGAACGATGACTATGCCTGATTATCATTTAGAAGAAGAAGAACTGTATGGGGAATTAATCAGAGAGATTAGAAACCGTAGAGTCAAGGAAGAACTATTCCAAATGAAACTCGCGGGGCCACATGATGACCCCCATCTTGTGCGAGTCAAGATGGAAGAAGAATAGTCTAGGCTAGAAGGCCCAAGTATTCCATTAAGCCAGGGGCTTGCAATCCTATTAACAGATAGAGCAGCCTTTCAAGTCTAGCTACTCTTTGTTCTAGTGTGATTTCCATCATAGCCATCTCTTTGCAATAATTGGATCTTCTTTAGCGACTTCAATGGCTGTAGATTTGAGTTTAGTCCAAGTTCCTTCTAGGTGGTCTTTGTAGAACTGGGTTTCATCTAAACCTGAATCGTGAAGGTGATCAGGATCTATGATGGTCAGTGCAGTAGCCATTATGATAGTACCCCAAAAGTATTCATTCTTGAATGCCTTTAGAAAACTTCCTTTATGTAAACCGACCTTCATTCCAATCTTGGCCTGTCCTCCTTGCATTACGATATTAATACCAACAAAACCAAACCCACCAGTTACCGCCTCTGGTATTCCTGTATATCGGATCCAAGCCAGGAGGGCATCTTTCTGAGTTGTGTCATCCATGGGACGAGTAATCGGGACTAAACCTAAACTAGCCATCAGACATTACGCCCTGGGTCTTGTGTGTAAGCCCGGCGGAGTCTTTCAATGTAGACCAAGTCTTTCTCATGACCTGTTACTCCACCGATTACAAAGTTAGTTCCGCCTATTTGCAAAGTTCCATCGGTAGCGGCAGTAGGAAATACTATTCGTGTAATATATAATCTATCTGCGGCGGTAGGGTTGCCAATACCAAAAGTATCGGCTTGGACAGTTGTTAATGAGGGGAAGGTAGCAGAGTAGGGGATTTTATTAGCCCATTCACCGTAAACAATTTCCTGCAGATCCATACTATCACCAGCAGAACTTGCACCCCCTAAGGTTAGAAAGCCTATTTGTAAATCACATTCATTATTTGTTGGGCGGCGAGTAGTGACCAGATCCATAGTAATAGTACTCAACACAGTGGCTGATGATATATCGACAGCCCCATGTTGTACATCTACTGCTTGTGTGAAGAAAGTTAAATCATCTTGAGTGTAACCGGCGAGATCGATATATCCTCTCCATACTAAATAGAGTGTATTTCCTGATGCAGGGGTAATGACTTCCCACCCAGAAGTTGCATAATCTGGAGCAATTACAATTTCATCAGTACCTTCATAGTTAATTGCAGCTAATACTGGTGGTACTTGCTTAATCAATTGTCGTGCTTGCATATCTGTAGGCATCTTAATCACTTCTTTGCTTCTTTGTGTGCTGCTTTCTGCGCTAACTTAAATCCGTTCTTCTTCCATGATCCGTTCTTCTTCTTGTAACGCTTAGCAACTTTCTTGAAAGCTCTACCATACTTCTTAGAATAGGCTGATGCTTTTCTGGGCTTCTTTGCCTTGACTGCTTTTACTTCTACAGTACTAACTTCAGAACTAGAGAGAGCAGTTCCGCATTCATGACAGTACTTAGCCAGGCTAAACACCTCAGTTGTCAGCTGCAGTTGATTGTATCGCTACTGCCATCCAGTCTTTGGTTGATAGTTTAACTACTCTACATCGTACTCTTGCGGTAACAAACACTTCAGTTAGACCAATAGCCGCATTATCAACACCTGCTGTTAGATAGAGTTGGTCATTAACACAAATGAACATATCACTTAGACCACTAGGGCCGAAATTATCAGGATATAAGTCAGCGTTATGAGTTGCAAGATTTGCACCTGTATCGATATTGAGTGATGATGATGCTACTAGACTTTGGTCATCTGCTCTAACAAAAGCATTACCGGGGTTCAAATCTGTTAGTTGTGCACTAATTGCTCCGGGTGTTGCTACCATTGAAGCTACTGCTCCGCCGAAATCTGCATCTGCTTGGTGAATGAAATCAACTTGGTCTATTGCTATTGCTTGACCGGTTGGTACATTCACATAAGCGCTTAGATCTAAAGTGCCTGTTACTCTTGTTCCAGATACCGATGCTATGGGTAGTGTTACCGTTTCGTTCAAGTAAAAACTGCCTGTCTTTGCTGTTGCCATAGGGTCGGGGCTACCGCTACGGTCTATAAAGGTTATATTTTCGGCAGTGTTTCTTACAACCGCCCTTATCTTTGTGAGCGAAGCGAACCCAGTTCACCTTTTAGCGTGCCTAGCCCAACCCTCGGGCTAGGGGGCAACGCCCGACCGCGCTTGTCCGGAAAAGGGGGTTTGCCTATCAAAGGTTTGTTTTTCTTTGCTCCTATTCTTTTTCTTTAGAAGGGTATATACCCACCCACCGAGTGCGATAGGATATGCCTAGTAAAATGACGGTGGCTTTGAGCCTAGATGATGAGTCTAGTGAGATTTGGAACGGATTACCTAGAGGTGAACGATCAAAATATGTTAGGGAATCAATGAAAGAGATAGATTTAGTGAGGGTTCAAGAGGATTTAATTAGAAAACTTAGAGCAAGATTGGATGCTGCTGAAAAGAAAATCAAAGATATGAAGTTGTGGGGGCAGTATCAATGACTAAGAAAGGAACAATGGCACGAACTCTTTACGTTAGAGTAACGGAAAATGGAAAACGGAAATACGTCAAAGTAGGTTGGATATTCAAAGATGGCACTGTGGGATTATACAAAGGCA